TCATATATCGGATATTCTTCGGGGGTGTAGTGCTTGTAGAGGATTAAATCCTCATGTCGCTTGTCAATCTCGAGATTTGTAAACCACACAACCCCTGAGACCCTTATCATACCTTCAAGGTGCTCACCGGCAGAAGCTTTATCCTCATATTTACTGATAAAATGTGCAGCGCCTCCTTTAAAACCATAGCCGAGCCACATTCTATTCTCTTTGATGTAGTTGAAACAATCTTTGTATGTAAGAGCATTCTGATGACCAATGATCAAGAACTTCTTATCATACTCCATTAGTTGCGCCACATATTCCTTGAACAGAGAAAATGGCGGATTTGTACAGACAATATCAGCTTCTTTCAGTAAATCGACACATTCCTTGCTCCTAAAATCCCCATCACCTTTCAGGGGCTTAACTTTTATTTCGTCCGAAGTCGGGACATGGTCAATCTCCGGTGTTCCCTCATAAATAATATAAACCGCCTGCTCATAATCATTCTGAGAGAAAAGATCAATGTCTTGATTCTTGTAACATGTCGCGATCAACTTTTTTAATCCGAGGTCTTTAAATTTAAGAGCGAAATATTTAAAAAAGTTCGATACTCTCGGGTCGTCGCAGTTACAGAGAACGGTTTTCCCCTTAAAATGCTTTTTATAATGCCTCAACTCATTTTCAATATCTGTGAGTTGGGTATAAAACTCATCCTTACTATTCTTTTTTGCAGAATGAAGCAGGTTGTTTGTGTTTGCCATATTTCTTTTTTTGGATTTCACAAAGTTAAGAAATTATTTGACACAGACGGACAAAACTATGGCTTTTAAATAAAAAGCCAGATATGGAAAAGGAAATAAGATGTTATGTTGCGGAACTCCGCAAGCAACCTGACAGCCGAAAAATAGAAGGCAGGGCTATTCCTTTCAATGTTTTCTCCCCTAACAGGGAAGGATTCCGCGAACAGGTACTCCCTGAGGCTGTTGAAGGTGTTATTGAACAGTCTGATATTTTCCTCCGCTACAATCACCAAAATGATCAATTCCTCGCCAGATCAAATGAAGGAAAAGGCTCATTGCAAATCGAAGTTCGAGAAGATGGTGTTTGGTTTTCCTTTGAGGCCGGTTCCGACAACCTGTCAAACTACATAGTTGAGAGAATGGACAGGGGTGAACTCAATGAAACAAGTTGGGCTTTCACTGTCGAAAAGGACAAATGGGAGAAGCAGGCGGATGGAACTTATAACAGGACTATAATCAAGTTCAGGAAACTGTATGATTTCTCAATTGTTGATCAGTCCTACTATGGAATTCAGGACGCAGTGAAATGCCGCTCTTTCGAGGATTTCAAAGAACAGGAGGCACGGGAACTCGAAGAGGCTAAACAGGCCGAGATAAAAGCCGCGCATGAAGCTCTTGTCGAGAAATACAAAGACCTGATGGTCGAAAAATCAGCCGACAAATAAACAACTATTAAAAATAAAAAGGGAACTATGAATATCCTTGAAATTCAGGAAAAGATTATGAACCTCCGAGAGGAACTGACGACCCTTGTCAATGAGTCAGAAACAAGGAGCCTTGAGGAGAATGAAAACAGCAGACTTGAAGAAATCAGGTCTGAAATCGCTGACCTCGAAGCGCAGAAAACAGCAGAGGAAGAGAGAAACAAAGAAATAAAACAAAATACAAAAATCGAAACTAAAATTATGAAAGAAGTAAGACTCTATGACCTTATCCGCAAGGTCTCTTTGGGCGAGAGCCTTTCTGACGAAGAGCGTCAGTATGTAAACGGCTCGAAGATCAATTTCCGCACCGACATTCAGGCTGGTGTAGCCACTGCCGGTCAGGAGAACGTTCCTGAGGAAAAGAAATCACTTGACGTCGCTATCCGCAATGCTTCCGTGCTTAACCGCCTCGGCTGCACTTGGTTCGGTAACGCAGTTGGTGATATTTCTATCCCTAAGTATGCCGGTTCCAATGTTGGTTGGAAGGGTGAAATCGAGCAGGCCGACAATGGTGAAGGCGCATTCTCAGAGGTTGTTCTCCAGCCTAAGCGCCTGACTGCTGTTCTTAATGTCTCCAAGACTTTCTTGGCTCAGGACAGCAATGATGCTGAAGCTATCCTTATCCGCGACCTTGCTGACGCAGTTGCAGAGAAGCTTGACAAGACTGTCTTTGGTGCTGAGTCCGGCTCGACCGTCCGTCCTGCAGGTCTGTTTGCTGATGACGCTGACTATGTCACCACAGGCGGTACAATCTCCGCTATCACCTATGACGATGTTCTTGGTCTTGAACTCGCTGTTGAGGAAAAGAACGGAACGAACTTCACATTTGTCGCTTCCCCTCAGGTGAAGTATGCTCTTAAAGGCACTCAAATGGCCAGCGGCCTCCAAATGGTTTACAGCGGAAATGAAATCGACGGCTACCGTTCAATCGTTTCCAACTCTGTCGAGAAGGGCGGCGTTATCGCTCTTGACCCCCGCGACCTTGCTGTTGCAACTTGGAAGGGCATTGAAATCACTGTTGACCCGTTCACCCGTGCTGACTACAATGAAATTCGCCTTGTTGTGAATTACCTTGTTGACGCCAAGCTTCGCGGTGACAGAATCGCTGCTGCAATATTTGAATAATTAAAATCCAAAGTGTCATGTATATCCCGCTTGAACTAGCAAAGAAGCACCTCAATCTCGAGTCTTCCTACACCGAGGACGATGAGTATATCCTTATGCTTATCGACGCTGCGGAGCAGGCGGTGAAGGTACATGTCAATGAAGACCTTGACACACTGACGGAAAAGAACGGGGGTTGTATTCCAACCCCCATTTTCCAAGCAATGTTGCTAATGATTGGCCATATGTACCAGAACAGGGAAATAGTCGGAACTAAGACTGCTGAACTGCCGATGGCATATGAGTACCTGATAAGACTTTATATGAACTACAACCGATAATGATTTTCGCCGGCAAACTTACAGAGAAACTGAGTTTCTACTCCATAGAGGAGACCCAAGGCAGGTCCGGCTTCAAAGATACTTCTGAGGTTTTCAAGTTCGAAGCATATGCCGAGAGACTGAAAAACAAAGAGTACATCGGCGAGGATGCGGGAGAGATTTTCCACACACTCGATTTACAGTTCAGGTTGAGATACAGGAAAATAAATGAGACTGACATTGTGGTGTACAGGGATGAGAGATACAGGGTTCTGTCGATTGACGAATACCGACTCCAGAATGAAATGGTAATAAAGATTAGTAAGATCAATGAATAGTTGTTTGAATGGGGCTCTTCTCAAATGGAGAGCGGGAGAATACCTCCGAGAAATACTGCTTGGTGATGAGGATATTGCAGCCCTTGTCAATGAGCACATTTACCCAATCATAGCCCCAGAAAACACTGTCGGAGCCTTCATAGTCTACAACAGGGTAAAATACACCAGAGACTATTCAAAGTTCGGCCTGACGGAAGATGTGGCGAGAATTGATGTCACAATTATTTCAGAGGATTATGACCAGACACTTGACCTTGCTGAGCTTGTCGACGCGGTCCTAAGCGGGACCCATAATTCGGAAGATGGGCTGAAACTGACTTTCAAACTTCATGACAGCCAAGAAGGATTTGAGGACTTCAAATATTTTCAGACACTGACGTTCGATGTTGAATAAAAAATAAAAAGATAAAAAAACAAACTTAAACTATGGCACACAAATGGGACATAAACCAAGACTTGATTCAGGGCGATAAACTGTTGCTCTATCTTGTCACAGCGACGACCAGCGGAGACTATGATGTACTTGCCTATGCAACCTCTTGCTCAGTGCAGGTTGACCAGGAAGTAATAGATACATCTTCTAAATTTTCCTGCCGTTGGAATGCCAACATGGGTGGTCGTGCTTCCTACACTATCTCTGCTGACGCACTCTACACATCAGCAGCTGGTACAACGAGTTTCGACACCTTGCTCGCTCTTATGCTTGAGGGCAAGAATGTGGAATGGGCTATTGGTCAGGAAGCTGCTTTCTCTGGCGCTTGCGAGGACAATCCTCACACACTTGACACAAGCAAGCCTTATTACACAGGCGAGGCTCTGATTTCTTCTGTCTCCCTCGAGGCAGGTAACAATGAAATCGCCTCTTGCTCAATCTCTATGACTGGTTCCAACGAAATCATTCCGCACGCTTAGGGAAACAACCTATCATTTTTCTTCATTTGAGCCCATGACTGTATGCCATGGGCTTCTTTTTATACATAATTCCACACCCTGCCGCAGCAGATATCTCTTCTCCCATTAAGGCAGGAAGAAATATTGGAATGGGTTTTAAGCCCCAGAGCTTCCACCGCCTGTTGAATGCACTCCCAAAACTCAATCTTGCCTGTTTCTATATTCTTGGACAATACAGGCCTTCTTCTTGCCGAGATTTGTCCAAGATGAGACTCCGAACACTTTCTCCGATACTCTTCATCCTGCCACTTAGTTTTCATAGAAGCGCTGTCCTTATCGTTTTTGTATGATTTCCCCTTATTCCAAGGAGTATGACCAATCGCAGCCTGTCTGCATATTTTTTTATGTTCTTCTGATTTTGCTTTCCCTTTCAAGGCTAAACTGATTTTCTTTCTGGTCTCATCAGTTCTTTTCTTGCCATAATTAGGATTATCTTCCCCACTTGCCATTTGTCCGCCATCACCACCGGCCCTCAGATTCAAACAAAGGCAATCGGTTTTCCATAAGTCACCAATAATCTCGGCTTCCCTTTTATTGTTTGTTTCCTTGTCTGCATTATACTCTAAAATCTCTTTCTCATATGTGACTCCCTTTTTGGCCCCATACTTCTTGAAATAATCGCGGACAACTCTACCACTACCTGTATAGCTGTCCCATCGGGCATTTGTCGAATGCTTTCCCAAATAATAATACCCGTTCATACTCCCACAGAGCAGTGTAATTTTATAGATATAATGCCTTGTAGCTTCCATATTTACATATATACCAATAAATATTGTAATACCAAAATACCGTGCCCTCTCGCCTTTGATCTTTTTTAGAAAAGAAGAAAAATGGAGTTAGGGGAATTAAAGCCAACGGTAAAATCGGCTCTTATGTTTGAGGCAATGCGGGGGAAGAACTTTTTCTCGCAACTGACACAGGAGGATGAGTTAGTTTATATGTATTGTGTATTTTGCACGAGTGTGGAAAAGATCAGTTACAATGCTTTCCTGTCAATGTTGGAAGACAAGAAATTTGTTCGAAGACTTGACGCTCAGTGGCAGCACTTTGCAAGGTTTATGGAGCAGTTTAAGCCCAAAGTTGAGAGCAATGAGGCATTTGATGATGAGAAGGGCGAGATTTCAATGGAGTCTGTGGCCGGGACGCTAATATTTAAATTTGGGCTGGATCCTGAGTATGTATTGAACAAGGCAGAATTATGGGAATTGGACTTCCTGTTGAAGGCCGGGAATGGAGATTATCAGGAAAGGATGGAAGCAGACCGCCTATGGACCTTCCTGACGATTTCACCTCATTTGGATCCGAAGAAGTCAAAACAGCTGACACCAGAAAAAATGTTCCCGTTCCCATGGGAAGATACTCATCTTTCGGAAAAGAAGAGAAAGCGAGTGTTGGAGGAGGAGACTGTCCGTGCGAACAAGACTATTG